AGACTCAAGTGTAACATCTCGTAATGCAAACGGACAAACAAAAAGTGGGATGTATAATCTTTTTATTCCTATGGAATGGAATATGGAAGGATTCATTGATAGATACGGGATGCCTGTATTCAGGAAATCAGATGAACCTGTGTTGGGTGTTGATAATGAAATGATAGAGAATGGCGCTATAGACTATTGGGAAGCTGAGGTTGATTCATTAAAGAATGATGCTGATGCTTTGAATGAGTTCTATAGGCAATTCCCAAGAACAGAGTCTCACGCATTTAGAGATGAAAGTAAACAGTCCTTATTTAATCTAACCAAGATATATCAACAAGTTGATTTCAATGATACGTTGATATCAGAACATCATATTACAAGAGGTTCTTTTAGTTGGTTAAATGGAATAAAAGATACCAAGGTAATTTTTAGCCCTAATAAAAGCGGAAGGTTCTTGGTTAGTTGGACTCCCGAAAAGAATTTAACTAATAGAATTATAACTAAGAATGGAACTAAATATCCGGGTAACGAACACATAGGCTCGTTCGGATGTGATAGCTATGATATAAGTGGTGTAGTTGGTGGCGGTGGTTCTAACGGAGCACTACACGGATTAACAAAGTTTAATATGGATAACGCTCCAAGTAATGAGTTTTTCTTAGAATATATTGCTCGACCACAAACGGCAGAGTTATTTTTCGAAGATGTATTAATGGCTTGTGTGTTCTATGGTATGCCTTTATTGTGTGAGAATAATAAACCAAGGTTACTATATCATTTTAAACACAGAGGATATAGAGGTTTTAGTATGAATAGACCTGATAAGACTTACAATAAATTATCAAAAACAGAACGTGAGTTGGGAGGGATACCCAATACAAGCGAATCAGTAAAACAAGCACACGCTTCTGCAATAGAATCTTACATAGAACAATATGTAGGAATGAATATAGATGAAGATTTAGAAGACATAGGAACGATGCCTTTTTCGAGGACCTTGGAGGATTGGGCAAAGTTCGATATAAGTAACAGAACAAAGTTTGATGCAAGTATATCGTCAGGTTTGGCTATAATGGCGTGTCAAAAACACCTATACCAACCTGAAAAAAAACAATCAAAAATAAACATTAACTTTGCAAGGTATAATAACAAGGGAACAATAAGCGAAATTATTCAATGAAAGATGTTAAGGTAAACATAACATCGACAGGGTTTCCAAGTCAGTTTGTATCCGATGCTGAAAAAGCTACGGACGAATTTGGACTTCAGGTCGGACAGGCTATTCAATATGAATGGTTCAAGAAGGATGGAACTCAATGCAGATTCTATGACCAATGGAGAAACTTTCATAGGTTAAGACTCTACGCAAGAGGAGAGCAGCCTGTCGGTAAATATAAAAACGAGTTAGCAGTAGACGGAGATTTGTCTTATCTAAATTTAGATTGGACACCTGTACCTATCCTACCTAAGTTCGTAGACATTGTAGTTAATGGGATGTCTGATAGACTTTTTAAAGTCAAAGCATATGCGCAAGATGCTATGTCTCAATCCAAGAGAAGCAAGTATCAAGATATGATTGAAGGACAAATGGTAGCTAAACCTATTCTTGAAAAGATACAGGAAAAGACAGGCGCTAATCCATTCGTTGTAGACCCCGATAACTTACCTAAGGATGATGAAGAGTTGTCATTGTATATGCAGCTTAACTACAAACCTGCTATCGAGATAGCAGAAGAAGAGGCTATTAACACAATCCTTGAAGAAAATCATTACATAGATTTAAGAAAAAGATATGACTACGACCTTGCTACTTTAGGTATTGCGGTTGGTAAGCACGAGTTTCTACAGGGAGCAGGTGTAAAAGTTTCATATGTAGACCCTGCTAATATTGTTTATAGCTATACAGAAGACCCTCACTTTAAAGATTGTTTTTATTGGGGAGAAGTAAAGACTGTTAATATAACAGAACTAAAAAAGATTGACCCAAGTATTACTAAAGAGCAAATGGAAGAAGTTGCCAAGAGTGGACAGAGTTGGTATGACTACTACAATGTTGCGCAGTATTACGACAACGATATTTTTTACAGAGACACAGTAACATTAATGTATTTTAATTATAAGACCACAAAGAAGATGGTCTATAAGAAAAAGATTAATGAAGAAACAGGAGCAAAGAAAGTAATAGAAAAAGATGACCAATTCAATCCACCACAAGAAATGATGGATGAAGGTAACTTTGTTAAGATGTCTAAGACAATAGATGTTTGGTACGATGGAGTTATGGTTATGGGAACTAATTATATTTTAAAGTGGGAGTTAGCAGAGAATATGGTAAGACCTAAGTCTTCCTCTCAACACGCTTTACCTAACTATGTTGCAGTAGCACCAAGAATGTATAAGGGTGCTATTGAGTCTTTAGTTAGAAGAATGATACCATTCGCTGATTTAATACAGATAACTCATTTAAAATTACAACAGGTTATAGCTAAAGTTGTACCTGATGGTGTCTTCATTGATGCGGATGGATTAAATGAAGTTGACCTTGGAACAGGAAACGCTTACTCTCCTGCAGATGCTTTAAGATTATACTTCCAAACAGGTAGTGTAGTTGGTAGAAGTTATACTCAGGACGGAGAATACAATAACGCAAAAGTTCCTATTACTCAGCTTACGTCAAATTCGGGTGCAGCAAAAACACAGATGCTTATTGGAAACTACAATCACTATCTTGATATGATTCGTTCTGTAACAGGATTGAATGAAGCAAGAGATGGTAGTAAGCCTGACCCTAACTCATTAGTTGGAGTTCAAAAATTAGCAGCACTAAATTCTAACACCGCAACGAGACATATTCTTGATGCGAGTTTGTATATGTTTAGAACCATAGCCGAAGGTCTTACTTATAGGATAGGTGATATATTAGAGTATGCAGACTTTAAAGATGATTTTGCAAATAAAATTGGTAAATATAATGTTAGCATACTTAATGACATATCGGACTTGTATATCTACGACTTTGGTATATTCATTGAGGTTGCTCCGGACGAAGAAGAGAAGCAACAGTTAGAGCAAAACATTCAAGTTGCTTTATCTAAAGGAGATATAAACCTTGAAGATGCTATTGATATACGTGAGATAAAAAATCTGAAACTTGCTAATCAACTTTTAAAACTTAAGCGTAAAGCTAAGCAAGAAAGAGAAGAGCAGATGGCAATGCAAAAACAAGCAATGCAACAACAGGCTCAAATGCAGTCACAAGAAATGGCTGCACAAACTGCAATGCAAAAGCAACAACAAGAAATGCAAATGAAGATGCAAATTATTCAGGCGCAATCTCAAGCTGCTATTGCTAAGATGCAAAGCGAAGCTGAGTTGAAAGGTGTTCTTATGGATAAGGAGTTCCAAATGAATATGCAGTTAAGAGGATTGGATTCTCAAAACCTAATGCAGAGAGAGGATAAGAGAGAAGAGGCAAAGTCTTCAAGAATTAGTCAGCAAAATACTGAACAGAGTAAACTGATTAATCAAAGAAAGAATAATCTCCCTTCTATAAATTTTGAATCTAACGAAGATAGTTTAGATGGATTTGACCTTGCTGAGTTCGACCCAAGGTAACCGTCTAAAACTAAAATAATATTTGTATAACTTTGTATAAAATTAAATCTAATAAAATATGGACATTAAAGTAAGAGAAGTATCGGGTAACGAAGAGAGGTCAGTTCAAGAAGTTGAACAAGAACTTTTAGATAAGCACGAGGAAAAACATAATGAAGTTGTTTCTGAAAATGAAACTCCTGAACAAATAGAAGTAGATACAGAACAAAAGGAAGTTGTTAGTCAGGATACTCCAATGGAGTTGAAGGAGGAAGACGTTCTTTCGTTTATTAAAAATAAATACGGTAGAGAAGTTGGTTCTATGGAAGAATTAACTAAGGTTCGTGAAGACAGGGAAGAATTACCTGAGGATGTAGCCGCCTACTTTAAATATAAAAAAGAAACAGGACGTGGGTTTGATGACTTTGCTAAGTTGCAAAGAGATTTAGATGATTCTAATCCTGATAAAATATTAAGAGACTACTTAGTAGCTACAGAAAAAGGACTTGATTCTGAAGATATTGATGCGTTAATGGAAGATTATTCCTATGACGAAGAATTAGATGAAGAGAAGTTTGTAAAGAAAACTAAGTTATTAAAGAAAAAGGCTATTGCTAAAGCCAAAGATTATTTCGAATCTGAAAAAGAAAAATACAGAGTTCCTCTTGAGTCAAGTGGGAGCAACGTTTCTGCCGAAGATAAGAAAGCGTTGGAGGAGTATAAGCAGTATGTTCAACAGGCGAGTACCTATGAGGAGGAAGCTAAACGCAAATCAGATTGGTTTGTTAAAAAGACTGACGAAGTTTTCGGAAGTGAGTTCAAAGGTTTTGAGTTTACTGTAGATGGAGACAAGAAAGTCAACTTCAATCCCGGGGATAAGACTGAGATTCGTAAACAACACGAGACTCCACAGAACTTCATAAAGAAGTTTTTGAATGAGGATGGTTTAGTTGAGGATGCAGTTGGATACCATAGAGCACTTTCCGTAGCGATGAACCCTGAAAAATTTGCTAAGTTCTTTTATGAGCAAGGCAAAGCAGAAGCAGTCGATGATGTTATGCGTAAGACTAAGAACGTGAATATGTCTGAGCGTAGAACACCTGAGGTTACTACAAAAGGGGGAACTCAATTCCGAGCAGTAAATCCCGATAGTGGAAAAGGGCTTAGAATTAAAAGTAGAAAATAAATTATTAAAAACTAAAAAATTACAAAAATGGCAGGACAAGTTAACCCAACTCCGGGATTTGCATTGCAGCCGAGTGCTGAGCAAGTTCCTTTAGCGAGTAACTATATTACAAACTTTGATTTCTTAAATCAGTATCTACCTGATACTTATGAAAAAGAATTCGAAAGATATGGTAACCGCACAATCTCCTCATTCCTTAGAATGGTAGGAGCAGAAATGCCTTCTAACTCTGACCTTATCAAATGGGCTGAGCAAGGAAGACTACACACTAAATATGTAAACTGTTTATCAGGTGGTGCAGCAGCAGACCTAACGGCTACAATCTCAGTAAATGATACATTAGTACCGGGTAGCGGTTCTATCGCTATCAGAGTGGGACAAACCGTAATGGTAACAGGTAACGCAGGTGGTGGCTCAAACAAAGCAATCGTAACAGGTGTCGATACGGCAGCAGGTACTTTTGATGTAGCTTACTACGAAGCAGGTGGACAAGCGTTTGGTCAACTTGAAGTATGTACTGTATTTATTTATGGTTCTGAATTCAAGAAAGGTACAAACGGAATGCAAGGTTCTTTAGAAGCTGATGACGAGATTTTCGAAAACTCTCCAATCATCATCAAAGACAAGTATGCAGTATCAGGTTCTGATATGGCTCAAATCGGTTGGGTAGAAGTAACAACTGAGAATGGTGCATCAGGATACTTATGGTACTTGAAGTCTGAGCACGAAACAAGATTGCGTTTTGACGATTATCTTGAGACTGCAATGATTGAAGCAGTTCCTGCAGAAGCAGGTTCAGGTGCAGCAAGTGCTGCAGGTGATGTAGGTAACAAAGGTTCTGAAGGTATCTTCTATGTGGTAGCACAGAGAGGTAACGTTTGGGGCGGTGGTAACCCATCTTCTTTAGCTGAGTTTGATTCAGTAGTTTCAAGGTTAGACAAGCAAGGTGCAATTGAAGAAAACGTAATCTTTGTAGACAGAGATTTCGGATTTGATATTGACGATATGTTGGCAGGATTGAACGGTTATAGTTCAACAGGTGCAGCTAACTTTGCTTCATTCGGATTGTTTGATAACGATAAGGATATGGCATTGAACTTAGGATTCACAGGATTCCGTAGAGGTTACGATTTCTACAAGTCTGATTGGAAATATTTGAATGACCCAACAATGAGAGGTGGATTACCTACAGGTGCAGGGTCAGGTAGAGTTAATGGACTTTTAGTTCCTGCAGGTTCTACTTCAGTATATGACCAAATTCTTGGTAAGAACGCTAAGAGACCTTTCCTACACGTACGTTACCGTGCTTCAGAAACTGAAGACAGACGTTACAAGACTTGGATTACAGGTTCAGCAGGTGGTGCACAAAATAGCGACCTTGATGCAATGGAAGTACACTTCCTTTCAGAGAGAGCGGTATGTACATTAGGTGCAAACAACTTCTTCTTATTCGCAGAGTAAGCAGATTATAATATGGGAGGGTGTCTTCAAAGACACTCTCCCTTTATTAATTCTAATTTTAATTTATATCAAATGAAAAAAAGTAAAGTATTCATAGACAAGGTCTATAAACTAACAAGAGATGCAGCACCTCTTTCTTTTATGCTGCCAACACGTAACTCACGTAGATTCCCTTTAATGTATTTTGATGAAGACACAGGTATAAACCGAGTGCTTCGTTATGCACGTAACCAAAAAAGCCCATTTGAAGATGAGCAAGATGGTAACGCTATATTAGAGCCAATCATTTTTGAGTATGGTATGTTGAGAGTAGCAAAAGAAAATCAAGTATTACAAAGTTTCTTACACTATCATCCGTTAAATGGAAAAAAGTTTATCGAGGTAAATGAAGAAGCAGATGCACAGAAAGCTATTGAGAACTTAAACCTTGAAGTAGATGCCCTTATTGAGGCTAAAGGTTTATCTATTGATATGCTTGAGAATGTAAGTAGGGTGATATTTGGAACAGACTCATCTAAGGTGTCTACCGCAGAGTTAAAGCGTGATGTCTTAGTGTTTGCTAAGAAAGACCCTAAAGTGTTCTTAGACGTGCTTGGAGACCCTATGCTGAAGCTACAGGGTAATGTTCAAGTGTTCTTCGACAAGAAGCTAATAGCATTTAGAAAAAATCAAAAAGAAGTATGGTTTAATACTTCATCAAATAAAAGTAGAATGCTTACAGTACCTTACGGTGAAGACCCTATGTATATTGTATCATCATACTTATCATCAGACGAGGGAATAGAGTCATTAAAGATGCTCGAGAACTTATCTGAAGCATAGCATTAACGCTAACTAACCAAGGAGGGGGTCTTTTTTAAGACCCTCTTTTTTTTTACTTATCTTTGTAAAAAAGTTTACGATGATAAACTCAGTTAGAAATACAGTTCTGTCTGTACTTAATAAGAATAACTACGGTTATCTATCGCCATCAGATTTCAATTTATTTGCGAAACAGGCTCAGTTAGATATATTCGAAAATTACTTTTATGAGTACAATTATCAGATAAATAAAGAGAACGCTCGTCAATCAGGAACGGGTGAAGCAGACATACGCAAAGGTATAGAAGA